ACCCGTTCCGTTACGCCAGTTGCCCCATCACGATTAATCATATCGAAGAGATGGAGAACCGGAAGACGGATGCGGCGATGAAGCTGCTCGAAGCCAAGACACAGCAGTCGATGCTCACCCTGCGCGATCAGATCAACAGCTCGATCTACTCCGCGCAGACGGGCAAAGCCCCGCTGGGCTTCCAGGACATCATCGCCAATGCGCCGTCGTCGTCACCGACGACGCTGGGCGGCATCACTGTCAGCGGCAACAGCTGGTGGCAGAACAAAACGGAGAACGCGACGAGCGATACGTCCTTCAAGACGATCACCGGGACGAATTTCTACGAGGGCATGATCCGCATGAGTTCGTTGTGGAACGAGGTGTCGGAAGGCAATGAACAGCCTACCCATATCTTTACCACTAACAGCATATACGCCGATTATGAGGAGATATTCGAGGGCACGGGCTATCAGCGCCTTAGCTCCAAGGATTCGCCGGGCGTAGATGGACGACTGCCTTCGTATCGTGGTATTCCCGTGCAGTATGATCGGGATTGCGGCTCCAACCGCATCTATTTCCTCAACACCAACTACTTGAAGTTGAAGATGCAGAACGGGATGAACTTTGCTAAGACGCCATTCCGTGAGCCCGCCAATCAAATGGCGAAGGTCGCTTTTATTATCGTAGGCCTTCAGCTGACGACCAACAATCGTCGTCGGCAGGGTGTCGTCATCAACGTCAACGACTAAAATCCGAGCCGCAAGCCAATGCGGCTTCTAAGCTCGCCCATGAGCGAAGGAGAGAACAATGTCAACATTTCGCAACTCCAACTTCGGCACCAATCGCATTGGTGGCGAAGGCCTTGGCAGCAAGCAAGGCCAGGGCATCTATGATGAGTCGTCTACGCCGCGCTATGACATTGGTGAGAAGCTCGAACTGGCCGATGGCCGCTGCTTCCGCTATTGCTATACTGCTGGCTCTATCAGCCGTGGCTTGCTGGTGTCGCAGGACGTGTCGGCTACGGCCATCGTCGAGAGTGACGGCAAGCTCACCGCCGCCTCTGCCGGTGCAACCGCTGTAACCTACACCGACTCTGGCACGGTGGGTAGCGCCTCCCTGAATCAGTATGCCGGTGGGTATCTTCACACCACCGACGATGCGGGCGAGGGCTATCAGTATCGCATCAAGAGCAACACCGCAGCTTCCAGCAACGCCATCACTTTTACGCTGTATGATGGATTGGAAGTGGCTGTAACAACGGCTACCGATGTCGCTGTTACAGGCAATCTGTGGTATAACGTCACTGGAGCTACGGCGGCCACCGACTATATCATCTCGGGTGTTACGCCTATCAACTTCACGGCCAACTATTACGGTTGGGTGCAGACGGCAGGGGTCGCTACGATCCTGTCCGATGGGGCCGTAGCCATCGGGGCCAACTTGACCCTCAGTGATGGAGTGACCGGGGCGGTGCAGACCAAGGATGCGGAGACCGAGCCCCTGGTGGGCATGGCCACCTTTGCATCAGACGACACCGGCCATGTAGGCGTTATCCTGCAAGGCTTGGTAGCATAGTTTGTCGGGGGAGGGCCAATGGCCCTCCCCCGTTTACTTTTGAAAGGCAAGACCGTGAACAAGACATCGACTCCCGATATGACCGAAGCAATGGAAGCGGAAGCACCCCTGGCACCCCAGGAGTCTACTCCGCCGAGTGTTACCGCTGACCAGATAGCCGAGGTCATCGCCGCTGCGAGCGAGGATGTAAAAGAGAAGATCCGCATGCGCCTCGACCTCAATAAGACCCATACCCGCGCTAAAAGAAATAAGTTCAACAACCAGCAAGTGCGTAACACCGTGAAAGCCTTTGGCGAAGTGACCCATCTGCCCGACTTCATCCCCGACCCGCCGAGCAGGATAAAAGATCGAGGCCCAGAGGCTACGACGATCTGGCAGAAGAGATGGCTCGAAGGCAACGGCAATAACTTGAGCGAGTTCGACCTGGATCAGATCGACTCGGAAGCGGCGACGATGTAACATGGCCGATCCCGTTCACGGAGACCTGACGGTATATGGCAACGTATTCGCAGCAGGTTATCGTGGCGACGGAACGCAGCTGAGTGCCCTCGCGGCTCCGCAGATGACGACGGCAGCGCGGGATGCGCTCAGTAATATCGCGGATGGGTTCATCTTGTATAATACCTCCACTAATAAGCTGCAAGTCAGGGCCGATGGCAGCTGGACGGACCTACATTGACCAATCTCGAAGTGATGCAGATTGCGCTGCGGCGCGTTGGGCTATCGACGACCTCGACGACCTTCAAAAATGGGGCAAGAGATTATCTCAACTTCGTCAGCAAAGACCTCGCCGCCCGCGCTAAGTGGTTCTGGCTCTTCAAGGAGAGCAACTTCACCTGCGTGGAGGATCAGCGGAGCTATAGCCTGGCCTCCGATGTCCTGGAGCCCCTGTCCTTCCGCAATCACACCCAGAATCACGTCATGGTCATATGGAGCAGCCAGGATCTCGATGCCAACGACCCGGATCATTCGGTTACGGGCGACCCCCGCTTCGTGAGCATCGACGGCATAGACAGCAGCACCGGCTATGTCACCGTGGCGCTCTACCCGTTGCCCGACAACAGCACCGACGTGATCAAATACAGGTACTACGCCTTCATACCCGACTTCGACTCGGACAACGACGGCGACTCGCTGGACCCTTACTTCCACCCCATCATACAGCCCGCAGCGGCCTTTGGCATAAGCGCCCTCTACAAGCAAGAGAAGGGCGACGACCAGGGATCTATGGTCGATAAGGCTGAGATGGAGCGCATCATACAGCGGGGGCTGACGCAGAACAGGCTTATCGAGGGCAATCGCATCTTTCGTATGCGCCGCAGGGACGACCTCGACTCCGGCACGTTCAACTTCCAGCCCGCAGAGGGCAGCCTCTCCTAATGCCTATAGCCGCAAGCACTGTCCAGTATGGGCCCTGGCAGAAGGGCGTCCGCTACGACCTTCCCACCGAGGATCTGGGCACCGAAGCCCTTTTTTCGATGACCAACTGCCGCGTAGGGCAGGCGGGGCAGGTCGAGAAGCGAAAGGGCTTTGCCAAGTTCAACAGCTCGGCCCTGAACAGCGATGCCACGGTAACGGCAGTGGGTCAGGTGATACTGGCGGGCACGGAGAAGACCTTCGCCATAGCGGGCGATAAGTTTTATGATGTTACAGGAGGGTCGGGCACGGATCGCAGCGGCTCTGTAACAATAACGGCAGGCAATGACAATGTGTTCCAGTGGGTGCTGGCCGGTGCGACGCTGGTGCTGACCAATGGCGTCGATACCGACTCGATCACCTGGGCTGGGGGCACCGCCAACGCTGGCACCCTTGACGACGACGCCCGCTTCACCAAGGGCAAGCATATCGCCTATTGGGACAACCGGTTGTGGATGGGCAATGTCAACGGGGCCGCCTATCAGTTGTGGCGCTCCAATACGGGGGACATCACCACCTGGGGCGCTACGGATTATTACAACTTCGACTATGACATCACCGGCATCGCCCCCCTCGGCAATGCGCTCGCCGTACATACCGACCAGGGCATCCACACCCTCACCCCTACCGGCAATGCTACGGTGCCCTATCAGGTGTCGCGGCGGGCTCCCGTAGGCACCGTGTCGGGCCGGGCTATCGTCGTGCTGCCCGCAGGCATGCAGCTTTTTCCGCGCCTCGATGGCTTCTATGCGTGGGATGGCAGCGACCAGGTAACAAAAATGAGCAAGGCCCTGGATGGCTCGCGGTTCTGGGACAAGCTCAACACCGCCAAGCTGAGCCTCGTACATAGCCTGTATTATCCGGTGATGAATGAGGTGTGGTGGTTTATTCCATATGGGACTTCGCAGGCGACAAACAATTACGCCATCGTGTATAACACCCTCCTCAACTGCTGGTCGGGGCCCTATACCAACATGGCGCGGGACTGCTCTGCGCTGGTGGATAAGATCCCCCATGCCGGGGGGTTCGACGGCACCGTCTATACGCACGACACCAACAACAACGACGACTCTTCGGCTATCGCGTCCACCTTCGAGACGGGCGCACCCCCTCCGGCGGGGGGTGCCATGCGGCTGCGCTGGCTCTATGCGCGTCATTTCTTCGACACGCAGGACAGCGGCTACGATGTTCAGGTGTTACAGCAGTCGCCTAAGATCACCGGCATCACCGAATCTATAATAATGGGCGAGGCCTCCGCAGGGCTCGGTAGCTTTGTCGTGGGCACCACCAAGCTGGGCGGAGAGGACCAAGCCCTATATGCCGACACGGACCTGATCGGGTACGATAACACAAGTCAGCTTAAATACACAAACAATGCCAGCGACGAACCATTCACCTTTCGGAGAGTGATGTTACAGTACAAACCGATAGGCTTGATGCGACGGCGCGAAGTGGTGGGCGTGGAGTAAATCATGGCTAATGGATTCGATTATAAAACAGATCCCCGGTTCAAGCGAGTTTTACGTGGGGCGCAGTTTGGTGCCTATGACCGGGAGGCACTAGAGCAGGCTCTGAAAGCCCCGGAACTCACGGGCATTGAGGGCTATGATCCTTTAGAGGCCGTGTCTTATGCGGGTGATGTTTTTAACACTAGCTCTTTTGGTGACTATACCACGGGGTTGTCAGCGGCAATCGCCGCCGATCCTGGTGCCCGTGATCCTACCTTCGGTGGCATGTCGTTTTCTGAGTTCCAGGAGCTTTTCCCGGAGCGGGCGGTGGAGTATACCCGCTCGCCAGGATTTCAAACGGCGCAGTCCGCTGGCAATCCGGCAGCTGTAGCCTCGCCTGGTGGGGCAGGAGC